CTGTAGGCTCGGTTGTATTACAGTTGCCGGAGTTCCAGTTGCCGGAGTTGCGGTTGCCGGAGTTCCAGTTGCCGGAGTTACAGTCGCCGGAGTTCCAGTCGCCGGAGTTGCGGTTGCCGGAGTTCCAGTCGCCGGAGTTCCAGTCGCCGGAGTTGCGGTTGCCGGAGTTCCAGTTGCCGGAGTTCCAGTCGCCGGAGTTGCGGTTGCCGGAGTTCCAGTCGCCGGAGTTCCAGTTGCCGGAGTTACAGTCGCCGGAGTTCCAGTCGCCGGAGTTACAGTCGCCGGAGTTCCAGTCGCCGGAGTTGCGGTTGCCGGAGTTCCAGTCGCCGGAGTTACAGAGACTACTTATTTCATCGGCAGTTAATTCGCGCAAAATTTTAAGTCTGCGACCGACACTCTTATTTCCTTGCGTCTGTACTGCGCCGGTGACGCTTACTTCGCAGATTCGGCAAGGCTTACTATAATAATCGTAGACGTCAACGCACTTCTTGCAGAAATGATAGCCATTCTCACATATCCTAACTTCGCCCTCGACAGTGTAGGTTTTACCGACCTCGTACACAGCGTTATCGCCGTGCTTAGTCGTCATGTCTGACAGGAACGCTTTATAGCCTTTCATTACTCACCATCTCCAAGAAGTCCATAGATACGTTGTGGAAGCTGCCCCTGATAAGCGTCTGCTACCTTGTCAGCGTCAACTCGAAGTGTTGTACCAAGCCAGGACTCAGCCACCTCACGTCTGACCATCTCGCAACCGCCTGGCAGCTCACCGTCTTGAGTTGCACACTCAAGCACTTTGTCTGGGTAGAGCGTGACTAGGCGTGTGAGTGTGTCAATTCCAGAATCGCTCGTCATGATCCAATCAACGAACTCAGCCACACTCTTAACCTGTGGTACAACCTCAACCTTTGGCTTAGAGAGCCTTGCCGATACGGTGCCAACCTTCTTGCCGTTGACCTTAAGGTCTAGCTTGGAGACTCCCATTTGCACGTAGAGATTGCGCAACTCGTCATCAAGCTGTGTGCGCAGGTTGTCTGCTGCGTGTGCGTCAAGATGCTCCTTGACCTTCTTCTGTAGAGCGGTTAGAAATGCAACTCTCTCGACTAGCAACTCACGTTCTTCTTTGTTCATAATCAATCCTTTCTTAGCTGACCGAATCAGTAAGCCATCTATCCATCTCATCGCAGGTAATCATGTAGCCCCGCTCTTGCCCTGCTGGCTTGATAAACTTGAGTGCTCCTGCCTTGTGTTCTGCTCTGAGCATTGAGCCTGGAATACCAGAGTATTTAGAGGTCTGAGCAATCGTGTAAGCTAGCTGTGGTGGCAGTCCTGCAAGTACCGCTGCATTAAGTGAGCGAGAGCCATTGACGGTTCCCGTCTTCTCTGCAAGCTCACGTTGCGCTTCAGCAGAAGCAATCATGAACTTCTCAAAGAGCTTTGCGAGCACGCTCACGTCTGCGGTAATCTCTTTCTGCTTCGTTGATGTCATCAATCCACCTCCAAACGGGGATAGTGATTGCTACATAGGGGATAAGTCCAAAAACGCCACAGACTGAGAACGTGGCATAGATAAGAGCAAATAAGATGCCTGTCATAACGGAGCAGATGTAAGCTCCAACGGCAATCTTCTTGATTTGAAGCGGTATACTCTTCATATGTTCACCTCCAGATGAACATCGCCCTTACGCTATGCGACAGCGTGAGGGCAAACTTTTTAGATTGTGTTTTGCATAGAAACAAAGCGTCTATGCACGCTCTTCACGCTTTTGCGTGGCGGACTGTAAGGTCCTACATGGTTATCACTACGACCATGCAACGTTATCTGGCAACCATTAGCCATTCACTTTATTTCAACAGGTACTCACCAACTCATGAAGCTGAGCAAGTGTTGTTGCTTTCCCTGTAACGTTTTACGTCTATTCGGTTTGCAAGGTACACTCCGAATAGTTCGAATGAGAGGGCTTGGAAGGAGAGAAATGAAAGATTTCAATGAGTTTCTAGATCTAGTTAATACTGATGAAAAACAGGAGGAAATCAGCAAAATTACGCTCAAGACACTTGAGCAATACATGGATAGCGAAGGACGTATCAAAAGAGAAGAAATAAACTCTGCTTTTCTGAGTGCAAGTAAGGCATCGTCTCTTCTTATGCTGAAGTTTTATCATCAGTGGGTGTTTGAGCAGTAGTTTCTTTAATCAATTCGACGATTGATTTATCGAAGTCACGCTTAGGCATTAGGCTATCGATGCTGTAAGTCTCTTCAGGAAAGTATTGATAAAGCCATTTGCAGAATCGTTTAAGCAGTCTTTTGAACATAGAGCCTCAATTCTGCCCCCTCATTTGAACTATTCGGTTTACAAAGTACGTGAAAGGCTGAAAACACTTATTTAACGTTAGTTAAACTAGCATTTCGACCGAAAAAAATACTCTCGTAGCTACGACTCAAAACAGTGCAGATACGTCTAGCCTGCATAACGGTTGCGATGGCTGGATTTTCTTCAATTTTCTTATAGGTTTGACGAGAAATACCCAGTTCATCAGCCATTTCCTGCATGGTAATACCAGCAGCTTTGCGGGCTTCAAAAAGTGATTCATTTCGTCTCATGCTCAGCACCTCCTCTCTAAGGCATTTAATTTTATTGATTAGCATGCTAGATAAACTAGCATTGTATGTCAAGAGATTTTAACGTAAAATGTAAAAAATAATTAACGTCAGGAGGAAACCTCATGGCTATCAGAGAAAATATTATTAAGCTCCGTGAGATGAATCAGATTACCCAGGAGCAGCTGGCTGAGATTGCTGGTGTCTCAAGAGGTGCTGTCTCTCAGTGGGAGGGTGGATTCTCTGAGCCACGTATGGGTGCAATCCAGCGCATGGCTGACTACTTTAATATCTCCAAGAGTAACATCATTGAAGATGACGGAATGGATGTTTGCTATCGCTCAAGTATTCCAGGAGCTATGAAGGTAAGAGGATGTGAGGATACATATATTCCTCTATTGTCTTTTGGCAGGGTTCACGCTGGCTCTCTCACTGATGAGGAAGCAGCTGAGAAAACAATCAATGTCCCTTCTAGCGTTGCAAATAATCACCCTAATGCCTTCGCCCTTGAGGTCGAAGGTAATTGTATGAACCATGTTATTCCAGAAGGTGCTCATGTCTTAGTAGACCCGGATGTGTACCCCTCTAATGGATCCATCGTGGTCGCTGAGACAGAAGACTACCAAGCAATTATGAGACGTTGGTATAAAGGAAGTAAGAGCCTAATGCTTGTGGCTGATAGCTATGAAGAGTTTGAAGACCTTATTTTTACTGATGATGAACATCCAATCAAGGTTGTTGGCGTTGTCGTGTGGTATCAGGCATCTAGTGAGATGAATTAGTTGTTACCGAGTTTTAGAAGGAGGGGAGATGTCACCTGAAGCTGAAGAATTGTTAAGAGAGCTTCTTGCAAAAATGGATGACGCTGGATATGTGTCTTGCGAAAATACAAACTCTATTGCATTCAATGAGCTAAAAGAAAGCGGTATGTTTCTCCACGTGAGCAATTATATTAATGGTGATGGACTGGTCATGCTGTCTACTAAAGCTATCCACTATTTTGAAGAGAAAGAAACTGAGCAGAAACGCCTGGATGAGCAAAAGCTAAAGGAGCGTAAGGCGGAACAAAGCAAGCTCCTGCATGACGTTTTACTTGTTGTTTTAAGTGCGGTGTTGGCTTTTCTACTTCAACTTTTAGCTTCTGCCATATTCCCTAAAGTTTAATAAGCAGTAAGAAAAAAATTGCTGACAGTACAACGATGATGACAGAAAGATGAATCTCGTACTTATCCATAGTGTCTCCTCTCTTATGTAGCAAAAGCATAAGAGGGGGGTAACGAAATAAAAAAGCTCCCTGCGTCCGCCAAGACAATACAGGGAGCAACCTCCATCTCGTTAGGAAGGTATATACATTATGCCACGTAAACGCTCTTCATGGGGTTCAAACCAGCCAATGGGTCCTGGGAAACGTAGAATCCGCTATATGGCTGATACAGGAGACGGTAGAGGGTTCACAAGACACTCTGAGACTGTCTACGGCACGCGCAAACAAGCTGATGAAGTATTGGCACAAAGACGTATAGAACACAGTTCAGATAAGCCTGTGCCAACGCTCAGACAAGCTTTTGAAGCATGGTACCTTTCAGAGTTGCAAGAACAACTGAAGACAGGTGAACTCTCTCAGAACACATACAAGAACTATGTCAGTAGGTGGACAAGGCACATAGATCCTGTTTGGGGAAGTTTGTCAATCACGGCAATTAAACCTCTTGGAATCCAGGAATGGTTGCTCACTATGACGCAGGGAATCGCTGAGACATCGCTTATGTTGCTGCGTAAAATCCTCGATAAGTGCGTCATGCTTGAGCTGCTACCAGCAAACCCTGCAAGCGTTACGTATAGGATGCCTAAGCAATCGAATAAGCGTGATACGGATGTTTACTCGCTTAGTGAACTTTGCGAGGTTTTAGAAGCTCTGCGTGGCTCTGTTGCTTATATCCCAGCTATTCTCTGTGGCATTGGTTCATGCCGTGTTGGTGAGTCGTTAGGCGTGAGAAAAGAAAACATCATGTCTTATGAATATGATGGCATGACGCTTGCCATTATTGACATTGATACACAAGTAGATAATAACGGAGAAGTACTAAACAAGCTAAAGACGTCACAAAGCAAGAGACCTATAGTCATTCCAGAGCCATGGTCAAAAGACATTCTCTCCATTGATACAGACTGGCTTACGGATAAAGGCTATGGAAAGCCAGTAAGTCAGCAGGTAGTGCGTTATGTATGGAATAGGCTTCTCAAAGAAAAGAATCTTAAATACATTCCATTTAGAAATCTGCGTAATTCTTGGCGCACTATCATGCGTTGGGAGTTGGGTATAGATTCTGACTATGTAGAGAAGATGATGGGTCACGCTGGAAAGGGCATTGGTGAAATACACTATGATCGTCCGCAATGGAGACAGTTTGCGGATGTTGTAGGAGAAGCATGGGTTAGATACATGGCAAAGAATAATTAATAGTTAGGACATTTTAGGACACGGACAGACATTATATAGTATTTTAACTGGTCTTTTATTCTATTCTCAATACAGGTATATTGTTGTCTAGTAATGTTTGTGTGTTTCATACTATAGTTTACCTGCGATTATATAAAACGCTGGTTCGCTAAATTAGTGTGTTTTCAAGATTTAGGACACGCGAAGGACACAAAATGCTGTACCTGTTTTGTGCTGCATAATAGCTAGTTTATAGCTACGTTTCCCCAGTTAAACGGCTTGTTGTAAGGCGTTTTAAGACACGTAAAAATCGAAGTGGAGTATTTACTCATAAAAAATACCCCTCCCGCCGAAGCGAGAGGGGTTGTGTGTTTAGTGCAGTGAAGTCAACCGACCAGCTTCATCTGTGTCAACCTGCACTGTGCTGTCAGCCTGGACAGAGCCGTCAGCGTTGACTGCATAAGCGTGGTTATTGTGAACATGGACTCCTGCAGAAAGAAGGTTGCCATTCTCAGAAGCAAGGAACTTCTTGCCTTCAGCATCGAAGATACCCGTTGCCATGCGTCCATCGTTGGCAAAGTAATAATCGTAGTTTCCGATGTGCTGCATACCTGTTAGCATTGCGCACTCCAGTGGACCTTCCTCCTGGCAGAGGTAGAACCAATCAGAGCCGTCGAAGAACCAGCCTGTGACTGCATATCCGCGAGCGTCAAAGTAATACCAGGACCCATTGATGAATGCCCACTGACTGTAATAGTAGGCACTAGGACTGGTTGCATACCACCAGCCAGTGGAGTTCTTGACCCAGTGTGGCTCGAACTTGGACTCACCCTGTGCAAGCTGCTCCCATTCTGCATAGGTGAGCTTGGCTACGTCCAAGTCAACAGTACCTCCCGCGCTTGAATACTGCCATAGTGTCCAGTCGTCCCAAGCACCCGTGTTGTAGATCATGGAAGGCAATTCCCAAGAGAAGCGGTTATCAGGGTAACCTGCAATCCACAGACGTGATACGTCAGCACAAGACGCTACCTGTGAGCGTCCAGCAGGATAGGTGTACACAACAGGATAGATGCCCGTCTTTGCGTAGACGCGGTCAACGAACTGCCTTGCCCAGACCGTTGAGCCCCAGGCACTGTTGTCACCATTCTCCCAGTCGAGACACAGGAGAGCCTTGCCAATGTAGGGAGAGACACAAGCCACGAATGCATCAGCTTCTGCGACTGGTGAGCCACCTTCTGCGTAGTGATACACGCCAATCAACTTGCCGTCTGCAAGTGCACGCTGAAGCTGTGCCGTCATGTAGCGGTTCATTGGCTGCGTGCCCTGGGTGGCTTTGGCAATCACGAAGTCAGAACCACTGTATGCGGTTTCGACATTAGGGTGCGAGTAGCTCGCACCCAATGCCTGATAACCTGATACGTCAATGCCCCTAAGCATTGTTTGCCTCTTCTTTTGTTGGCTCTTCTGCTGGCTGTGTATTAATTGGTTCAGCGTTGCCTGTCATGTAGCTTGCAGGACGCTCAGAAGGCTGTACATAAGTCATTGCACGTGCAGAGTCACTAATGCCCTTAGTGGTTGGGTCAACGGTTACACCAATAGCACCCAAGACCGCTACAACCACAGTACCAATGAGATAAGGGTTGCTGATGAACTTCACAAATACATCAGCTAGGCTGCCCCATGTAGTCAAATCGGAATAAGCCAATCCAAGATATGCCAGGATTGGACTCATGACAATTCCAACCATTCCCAGCCACCATGCGGGATTATGAAGTCGTACTTTCCAGTTAATCATGTTGTTTCTCCTTTACTTCTCAAGCTTTGTGATACGTGAGTCTAGATTCCTCACGTCTGTCTTGACCTCGGCGAGGTCTGTTGCTGCTTTTTTTGACACTTCATCTGCCCTTCGCGCTACAATCCCAACCACAGAAAGCTCAGCTGTGTGTTGTGTGAGTGTTGCAGTCAAGTCAGAGAGTGATTGCTGGTACTTACCAAGCTGCTCATTCATGACTTGCTGACGGGTCTCTAAGCGGGTGAGGGTGTTGGTAATAGTGCTCTTCCAAGCGTCTTCTTTCTCCTTATCATCTCGACTGGCACGCTGCCAGTTTGAAAAGGCAACAAGACCGCCAAGAAATGCGCCTGCGATAGAGACAAAGAAGGAAACCATTTCAGCTGTTATGTTCATGACTCCCTCCTTAGTGCTTTACCGTGTACGAGAGGGAGCCTTTGCGCCATGCGTTAGAGATTTTCCCGCCCATATCTTGTAGATAGATGTTGCCATCTGGTCTTGCAGAGAGTGCAGATATAACGGTTGGCTCTCCTGGACAAAAGACATAATTGTAGATATAAGACTCCTCGCCATTAGTGGCAGCGTTGTACTTCTCATGATCTACCAGAGGAGGTCTTGAGTTTTCTGGAAGCGTAAATGGGCAACGGACAGCGTCGTAAGATACATTGTTAACCAACCAACCTCTGACCTTGATGGTTACAGAGTCCCCTGTTCGGTAGATATGCCAAAAGTTGTTGTAGCTTCCTTGTGGCTGTAGGTAGATTACGTCAAAGTCAGTGTCAGACTGCTTCTTGTCGTCTCCTAAAACCTTAATTGTTGGTAGCAACGATACGGGCTCACCAACCGTAATGCCGTCGATTGGCAGACGGTAGAGGGGCATACAAGCCGTAGTAGAGCCAGAGAGAATGTCACCCTTTACGTAGGTTGGGTCTACCGGATTACCTTGATTGGTTGGTGTGCCCTGGATAACCTCGCACGTAAACTTCTCAACACCGCCAACCTGCTTAGAGTACTTGAGCACTACCAAGTCATTGCGCTTATATCCAGCGCGACCATTAGCAACGTTAAGCTCAAAAGGTTCCTCATTAGTCACCATACGAGCGTCAAAGAGTACGTCGCCTGTGTCAATGCGAACCCTGTTAGCAGTCTGCATAGCAGCCTTAATTTGGTTCTGTGTCTGTAGAATGCCACGCACAGAGCCAGCCACACCAGCAATTAACCTGCCAATCTGAGGGGCTGTGATGTGGTCCTTGCCTTGGAACGAAATAACGCCATCAAAAGCCATTTAACCCTCCTTTACCATAAATTGTGCGAACTCTTCATCACGCTTGCGTGCGAGCTCACGATACTTTGCAGCGCAGTCAGGGCAGAGGAGATAACTCTGCTGTACACCGTCTGCTGATACTCTGCTTATGCTCTTCCATTGCGATGTTGCAAAGTCACTTTCAAGTAGAAAGGCTTCTTTCTTGCATCTGTCGCATTGGAAGCGCGCAAAGCCACTTGTTTTTGCCATTAAGCTGTCCTTTCCCATTTGAAGCAGCCAAGAGAAGGTAGTTGTTGCCATCTACCTCCGTAGTTTGTTGCAGGGTTAACAAATGAAGTTGTTTCAATCACAGAGCCAACAGGGAAAGATGGTGTAGTTACACCGCCTTGAGTTGCTCCCTGGACGTTAATAGTCACGTCACTAGATCCATCAAATGAAGCTGTACCACTCACAGAGCCAACCAGCTTAATAGTACGTGGCTGTGAGAGCTTCTTAGCAGCATTAGCGTCACCACCGGGGGTAGATGCACCAGCATATGGGTGAGTGTGGCTTGCAGGAGCTGCGCCGACCTCTTGAGCGGTGTATGCTGGCTTTGCGGGAAGCTTTACTGTGTGCGTATGAGCGTCTGAGACGTGTCCTAAAGCGTCAACATTCACGGTTGCGCCTAATTGGACTGTGTCACCCCAAGAAGCGTCTACATTGCTCTCAGAGCCGTATGTGCCAGCAACCACACGAGAAGGCTCGTGGACGAGAGCGACTGTGCCACCTGTGCGCTGCGCCTTGAGAGGTGTTGTCGCAGTGACTTCTGCCACCTTAGAGTCAACCTGTAGTGTTGCTCTGCCAATCTCACTAGCTGAATCTGTAGCTACCTTACGGGCTTCATTGACCTTGTTCTCAAGGCTCTTGAAGTCTGCTCTTGATACTTCTGCAGAGATAGTGCGTCCAGCAATAGAGATGCCAGTACCGGCTGTGTATGAGCTTGATACTGCGCCTGAGCCTGTGGAAGAGCCATGCTCAGATGTACCGGATGAAGAAGTATTACTGGCTGTACCGCCAACCTTGTAGCTAATGCTTACCTGGGTATCTGTGACAATAATTACTTTGGTGCCAACGGTTGCTGTAACGTGTAAGCCAGTGACAGGATCTATGCCAGGAACAATGTCACCGATTCCGAACTCTTCATCATCATCAAGCGTGACGTTAATTGAGTCAGCAGCTTGGTACTCTTTGAGCTTCTTAGGACCGTCTTTCTCAAGTTCTTCACGACTTGCATTGGTGTAGTTGTAGGTGGTCGTGCGCTCGTCAATGCCAAAGAGCGTCTGTGTAGTGGAGATGTTACCACGCGCGTCTGCGTAGAAGTGCAGCACAATACGGTTTTTAAGCTCACCGGAGCCAAGGCAAATAAGATGGTTGTAAGGTCTTACAACTCTCTTAATAGTCACGTCTGAGTGTTCAGCGTCTGCACCATCAGTCCAGTCTGTAATAGGCTTTACAGAGAGCACAATCATGCGTTCAATGGAGTCATACTCAATGTTGAGACGCGCTGAAGAATCAGCCAGCATCTTTCTGATACCAGTCCAAGCATCACAGTACCTGTCGAAGGTGTATTTGACAGTAATGCCAGAAGTCTCTTCTGAGACTTTGAACTGGTTGACAAGTCCAAGACGCTGAACAAGCTGCTTTAGAACGCCGTGAGCTTCTCCACGCACACTGAGATAATCTTCACCGCTTGGTGGCTCAAGGACCTTATCTCTAATAATGCCTTGCCATGATCTACCAATGTAGGTGATTGTGTTGTTGCCTGAGTTGGACTCACGAGCATCAACAACACCGCCCCATTCAGTACCTTCAACATAGACGTATGCGCCATCATCGAGACGCTGCTCAGAGTCAATGTCGAGCGTGAGCTCAAAGTCATTGCCTGTGTCTCCATATTCGAGGTCAAGGCGTGCTCCTTTGAGCACGCCAATATCGAGATGTGTTGCGTCTGTATAACTGATATCTGGCATTATGCACTCACCTCGCTTGGTGTGCTCTGAGTGCTTACCGCTCTTGGAGCGCGTGTCTCACCCTGTGGTTGTTCCTTCTCGTATGGAGGTGTAGAGCGCGTCTCATAGAGTGTGAGGTCAAAGTCGAACGTGTTATCCCACGTAATGTCATCAGTGCCCGGCTGGATTTGCTCAAAGAGGTACGAGCCGGAGCCGTGAGCTCCGCGCTCTCGGAACTTGTAGACATTCTCACGGGTACCGTTGTCCTGGACTACAACAGCCGTCTTACTCTGAGAATCAACCTCAAGATATGCACCAGCTGCAATAGTGGTGTTTACCTTGTGCAAGTTCTCACCAATTCTGATGTATGGGTTGGTCGCAGGACCATAGACACGCCAGAGCCAAGGAGAAGCACTCTTAGAAGGGTTAGTGAATGACTTAGCGGGCTTACCCTGGACAAGGTCAAAGGGGAAGTCTCTTGGGAAGTCAGGCTTAACACCTGCAACCGCACCGGCTGTCTCATGCTCGAAGTAAAGGGTGGTTGCCTTAAACCATGTAGGGTCTTCGACAAGAAGCGTTAAAACAAACTCTGCGAACTTATCAGAAAGCCAGTAGTTAGTCGGCGCACCGCCGATAATGTAACAGCGAATACCCCAAGAGCCTACTGTGAGCGTTCCTGGGGTGCGGTTTAAGATGTCTTTCTCGCCAAGCTCAATAATCTTATTGCGAAGCTCTAAGCCTTCTTCATCACTTCCCGCTGCAATGCCAACAGGGAACTTGATTGTCTTTGGCTTATGATCACGTCGTCTGAATGACGTAATTCTGCTTGAGTTCTTGCCGGATGTGTACGACCACATCCAGTCTCTGAGTTCATGTTCCATGTAGTGGAGGGACTTGTCAGCCCCTCCAAACTCCATGTACTTACTTCCGTCAGAGGTTGTGTATCTAATATCTGTGCGCATTATGCGCTCACCTCTCTTACCATGCGACCAAATTCACGATTATTCACGTCAACTCTTACAGGCTTTCCGTATGCGTCCTCAATGCGCTTAGTCATGACATCCATTTGTGCGGAGAGATCTGCAATGGCTTGGTTGGTATCTGCGTAGATGCCATTAGCCACAAGAGATGCTGTCATATCCATTTGCTTATTGATTGGAACATTGAGCGCATAGCCATCTACGCCACTCTGAGCAGCTTCTGCGAGGTCCTGTGCTGCCTTGTAAACGTCTCGCTTACCACCAGCAATACCAACAACGAAGCCGTCTACTGTGTAGCCACCAAGACCAGCCATGACGCGTGAAGGCGAGTGAATACCAAGGAGTGCCTTAACTGCGCCAACAACGCCGTTAAAGACTCCACAGACTCTGTCGACCACCCAGCTTGCTAAGCCAGTTACACCATTTACAAAGCCTTGGATGAATGCACGTCCTGCGCTTCCAAGGTCAAAGCTTGTGATGGCGTTCTTAGCTTGGTTGAGCAGGTTGCCAACCGCACCAAGCAAGCTGCCAATAATCTGAGGAACTGCTGTGACAATGGCTGTAAAGAGTGTTACTGCTGCACCAAGGAGCATTCCAATGAATGTTGGAAGGTTGGATACAACGGTTCCAATAAGGTTGCCAACGTTGCCAATGAGTCCTGGAAGAATTATTGGAATGGCGTTCACGATTGCCACAAAGAGGTCCACTGCAGCTTGGAGAAGCGTTCCAACAAAGCCAGGAAGTCCTGAGATAAAGACATCAATAATCTGTGGCAGTGCTGCTGCTAGTGCTGGGATAATTGCCACAACGCCGTCAACAAGCCCCATGAAAAGACCCTGTGCTGCTTCAAAGAGTGCTGGAGCGTTAGCAACAAAGCCGTCCACTAGACCTTGCAGGATCTGTGGAGCTGCTTCAGCAAGCTGTCCTGCAACCTCAGTAAGTGCTTGCAAGATAAAGGTGAACGCCTGCATTGCTCCTGCCATAAGGGAAGGCGCAGAAGCCACGAGAATGTCACAGATTGCACCAGCTGCAGCTCCGACCGCTTCAAGTAGTCCTGGAGCAATCTGTTGCCACGCTGCACCCATTTGGCCAAAGAGAACCTCAAAGGCATGAGCCAGCGTAGGACCTGCAGAAGCAAGACCAGATGCGACCTGTGGAAGTACTGAGCTGATTTGAGACGCAAGTCCCGGGATGGTATCAGCGATACCCACGATATTGCTTGCGATGTTTGAAGCTGCCTGAGTAATGTCTCCACCCATCGCAACAAAGGCTGTTCCAGCCACAGCTGCAGCGATTGAGAGCACACCAAGTACCACGGTTGCGCTACCAAAGCCAGAAACAAGGCTTGCAACCATACCCATAGCCGGCTGCACTGCTCCTAGAAGCTTAGGACCTAGACTTGTAAGTGCAGGTCCTAAAACTCCTGCAATGGCATTGCCAACACCGCCAAGCTTTGCAGCAATGGGGGCAGCAAAGGCAGAGACTGCACTTCCTGCCTTAGAGAGTGCAGAGGTTACAGGGCTCATAAACTGAGCCACATTACCGCCAACAGTAGCCAGCACACCCTGTGCGTTTCTCGCAATGGATGTGAGGTGCAGTGTTGCAGTTGCTGCCATGCTCTTAAATGTGGTCTGTGCAGCAGAAACAATAGATACAAGCTTGTTCTTAATGGGGTTATTGAGACCGCTGAATGCCTTCACAAGCTTGTCTCTAAACTCCCAAGCGTAGAGAATTGCAGTCTCCAGCTTGTCCTGGACTGTTGCAGCGATTGCGCCAAAGAAGGACTTAAAGCCTGTGCTTAGACCTGCAACAGTTGAGAGTGTGCCAGGAACCATGCCCTTGATAACGGATAGACCGTTTGCAACAACGCCAGAAGCCTTGGAGAACGCTCCAAGCATCTTTCCGGCAGTCTCCATTGACTTACCAATGACGAGAAGTGCAGGACCTGTGCCCGCAAGCATTCCAATAGACTTAGCAATGGTCTGAATGTCAGAAGCTGACATCTGATTGATTGCGTTAGCTGCGTTTGTTGCCATAGCAGCGAGAGCTTCCATACCACGCTCAAAGAGTGGCATAAGTGACTCAACAAGCTTCTGAATTGGGTCTGCGAGCTTGGAGAGCGCGTCTGTCATCTTCTTGTAACTATCAGTCTGATACATCTTCATGATGGTTGCGGTTGCTGCGTCAGAGAGGTTTGAGAGCACGCCAGTAAGCGTCCTGGACTGCTTAATCATGAGCCCGCCAAAGTCACCCTGCATACCAGCTCTAATTGCTGCAATGGCTACATCAGCACTGACTGCTTTCTTGGTAACCATCTCCATTGCGCCAGCAACGTCTGTATGTAATGCCTTTGCGAGGTACTCCCATGCAGGAATGCCAACCTCAGTAAGCTGCATCATCTCCTGCGAAGCTGCAGTACCTTTGCCGTGCATCTGACCAAGAGCGCGGGTAATAGCGTCAATACCTTGCTGACCAGCACCAAGAGCTGCAGTTGCGTTACCAACGTCTGTAAGCATGGGGATGACATCATCAGCTGCAAAGCCATAAGCGAGCATCTGCTGAGTTGCCTTGTTGAGACCTGCCATTTCAAATGGTGTAGTCTTAGCAAACTCAACTAGATCAGCAATCATCTTCTTAGCACGCTCAGGACCAAGCATGGTGTTAAAAGCAATGTCTACTTGCTCAGCGTTTGCAGCAGTCTGACTTGCCCACCGAGCAGCCTTAACACCTGCAATGGCAAGGGGAGCGGTAACTGCAGCGGTAAGTACAGTACCCGCTTTAGAAAAGCCACTGCCAAGGCTTGAGATTGCCTTAGAAGTCGTATCAGTTAGCTTGGAAACTTCGCTGGCGAACTTGGAAGAGTCACCTAAAATTTCAATGACTACTTTTCCATCTGCCAAATTGACCTCCTAGAAGTTAGAAGTTACGGAGTGCCATCTCTCGTAATTCATCTTCTGTTGGAGGTAACGCCCAAGCTTGAGCACGCCTAGCATGAGCACGCTCTTCTTCCTTTGTGGTGTCTCCTTCAAGCGGGCTTCTTGCTGCCACAGCTTGTCCCGTGAGCGTGTCTGGAGTAGCAAGGAGTGCCAGGTATAAGTTGATGAAGGTATACCAGTGGAGCTGCGTTGCTTTGCTGGTGAGATCTATTGAGTAGACGCGCATAAAGTCAGCAGTCACAATACCAGCGTCATAGTGCCAGTCAAAGTTCTTCTTTCTGTAATACTGGATGCGTTTGTATTGCTCACCGTATGAGATAGTGTCAAATGCCCCTGCAACCCACTCAGACGCTGCCTGAAGAGCTTCTACTGGGTACTTGGACACTTGGTCTGGCAGTATGCCTTTTTGAGCGTAGAAAAGGTTTAGTGTCCTCGCATTAGCAACAGCACTATTCTCTGTATCCATCGTCATGTAAATGAGAGAGGTTCTGAATCCACTCTTAATGGGTACAGATACTCCCGTCACGTCAACTGTGACGGGAGCACCCTTGATAACCGAGTCTAGAAACATGAATTACTCATCCATGCTGGAGTTCTCTTGCGTGATAAGCTCAGAGACCTTGGACACAGCGTCACTTGCTGAATAGACCTCTGTCAAAATCGAGATAATCTTCATCAAACGGTAGATGTTGAGTCGGTTTGCCTTGCCAATAAGCTCCTCTGCAGCTTCCTCACCAAGCGCAAAAGCAACAATATTGTGTGCTTCATCTGCAAGGGTTGTGAGGTTGTCCATCACCTCATCATTTGTGAGCCCTGTAAAGGATGACAGACGCTTTGCCCAGGAGTTGGCTTCTACAACAAATGTGATGTTGCCTAGATCTACGTCGTAGGTCTTGCCCTCAATCTTCACCTTTGCTGTGGGTGCGCCGTCAAGCTTGTAGTTCTTCAGTGCCATAAGTGTTCCTCTCTATGGGTTTACCTTGGCTCATATCTTGTGTCACAGGTAACGCCAACAAAAAAAGCACCCAGCGTGTGCCAGGTGCTTCCCCAGAGAGGAGAGGAATGGGGACTATGTCTATGCAGCCTTAGTAAAAGCTGCAGTGTCATAGTTGAAGGTGCCGTACTCGTACTCATCGGTGATTGCGACCTTAAAGGCAATCTTGATTGGTGCAATGTCCGAGCCGGAGAATGGCGAGACATTAAGCGTTGCCTTTGCGTGCTTAGCAACGAGTGCGGTCTTCTCGCAAGCTTTACCTGCCTTGAAGTCATATCCGCAAGTGCGGACATACTCAACAGGTACGTCTAGAACATCCTCATAACTTGCAAGAATCTTCTGGATACCACCAGGACCCATTGCGTCAACCTCAAAGCTGAAGGTGTCAGTCTTGCCCAGGTTGTACTTAGGCTGAGTCTTACGGTCGATATAGGTTGGCTCGTAAGACTTTGCTTCACGCTCTGGGTCTGCCTTAGTGGTCTCGGTTACACGGATGAAGTTCGTCTGTCCTGGAAACTTAATCCAGTGCTGAATCTCATAGATAGAGACAGGTGTGCGCTGTGTCTCTGTTGGCTGTACGACAGCTGGTGATTCTGGCATAGTACTTCCTTTCTTTAGGGTTAAACCCTGTACTTGATTTGGGCGATAAGCTGGTAGGTTGCGACTCCATCCTCACCAACACTGAAGGGAGATGGCAGTGTGGTGACATCGTGGGCATATACAACAACGCCCTCTGGTGCACCACCGTCTTCAATGGCAGCTTGGACTTTGCGCAGCATGGCAAGACCGTCAATACGCTCCTGCTCGTCTAGTGGACGTGTCTGCAGATACACTTCATAAGGGAACTGCTTAATACCGCCACCAGAACAATAGTGAAGCACCCAAGGCTCACCCGGTGCAGCCTTAAGCATTGCTTGTGCAGCTCCAGTACCGTTGGGAAACTGACCGTACTCAACAGGAATACCCGTGAGAATGTCTTTCAGCCAGTCAGTAACGCTTTGAGCGATGTCTACCATGCTCCTCCAACTTTCTCTCCAAGAACTTTTGCGAACATTTGCTGCCATGCATTACCTCTGACACCTGCGCAACGGTCATACCAATGGTCACAGGCATTAGGAGCGTGCAAGGCATTTTGAAGCGTGTTGTGGTTGTGTGTTGAGTAGTACTGAACACGTGCATAAGCTGCTGCGTCTCCTGCTCCCCATTCAACGTAGGCAGCACCACCAGTCTGACGGGTAGTGCCAGAGCCTTGGAGTGCTCCTGAGTCGTAAGGGACATAAGTCTTACAGTCAGCTAATACGTTTTCAGCAACAATGCCAAGGGCAGCTTCTACAGCGTTTGAGACCTTGTCTTTGCAACGTTCAACATCAACGTCAACCACACGCATTCTCATCTGGCTTCTACCTCCACATGATGGGTCTCGTGGTGAGTGGAATAAGGGTTTACAGAGCGCACCATACGCGCATCTTGTGCTGGCTTCTCCTCGGAGCTGATGCCACGAATAACGAAGTCACCAGCCTTGAGACCTGGGTCTCTGAAGAACCACACTTTAAGCACGTTGGCATTCTGTGGTCCTACGGTTGAAGCAGTATTAGCGAGCTTCTCTTCAACGTGTACGCCTTGATAGATAGATCGCGTGAACCCTTTAGCCTGTTTGTGCCAGACGGTGACAGTATCCCAGGCAATCATCGAATACCCCTCCAAAGAAGACCTGTACCAACTAAGAAGGGATACACGCAGGAGAGGTCAGAGACGCTTGCTTGAGCGTCTGTGTAGGTGTAGGACACACTACCGACGCTCTCACTCTTAACCATTCCGCGTGTGTCTTTACCAGCTACTCTGTCACATAGGGCACAGAGTGCAAGAAGCCACTTCTCGCTGTACTTCTCAGGGACCTCTTCACCAGTCATTAAGACAAGCAGTGCTTGAGCCTTGACGAGGGGAGCGTCTAGCTCACCCTCGCCAAGAGAGCCTTTATACGTGTTGCGGTAGAAGTCGTATGTAAGGCTTGGTGTTGCCATTAAGCAGCCTTAGGCTTCAAGACACCAGCAGCCTTAGTTGCCTTCAGAGCAACACCACAAACGAACTCAACGTCAACGCTCTTGACAGCACCTGGAGTGGTCCAGTCAGGAAGCGCAACAGTGAATGCGTTGTCACCCTTGAGGGTGATACCGTGGAAGCCGTCCATGCCAAGGCAAGCAGCATAAATAGAGCCATCGGTGATAGAGCCATCACGGACCTCATGGATAGCAATGCCGTTGTAAGCCTTAACAACGTTGCCAGCGGTCTCTTTAGACTCAGTGCCAAGACCAACAACACGAAGCAGTGCGTTCAGCTTGGTGTACTGAGCTGCATTCATCATGAGTACGTCAGGGGTACGCATGAGGTTGGAGAGCATGGTGTCAAGCTCCTCAAGGTAAGCAAGAGCAGCTTCCTTAGTGGTGACCTTGACATCGGTCTTAGAGGTCATCTCAGTAGAGGTGGTCTTCAGAGCAGCTGCGAGACCATCAAAGCCGTTTGCATCCTTAGTAGGAGCAAAGATGCTGGCGTTGAACTTGCGAGAGACTGCGTCCTTAGCCTGCTCCAGATACATCTCATAGAGGTCATCTGCAGCAGCCTTGGCAACACGATCCATCTGGAAGGTAGAGCCAAGAATACCAAGGGTAGTGGTCTTCTTCTCAACAGTTGGCTCAGATGCGACTGGCTCAGCACCAAGTGCACGGAATGCAGCAGAAGATGGGGTCTTTACGCGCTTATAGCCGTAGACCAAGTCAGAAGTGCCAGAAGCATTCATGCAGTTGTCGAAGGTGAGCGCACCGAGCAGATAGTTGTCAGTGACAAGCTCATTGATGAAGCCCTGTGTGAGCTTATCGCCGGAGTTGGTTGCAAGGGTAGCGAGATTAATCATTAGTGTCCAAGTCCTTCCTTAATGTTGCGAGCAATGCCAGAAGAGCTGCCAGCGGGTTTGCCGGTAGTGTTTACGCTCTTTGGCTCAGACTGGAAGAGATATGGCTTTGCTTCTTTTAGCTTAGTAACATCACCCTCTAGAGCAACCAGAGCAGCTCTACCAAGCTCCAAGTCAATGCAGCCAGCAGAAGTAAGCTTTGCTTCTACTTCCGCTTTCTCCTTAGCTTCCTGTGAGTCTTTGAGCTGCTTCTCAATGGCAGAAATGCGCTCATCAGAAGAAGCCATAGACTTCTTGGACTCTGCGAGCTCTGCTTCCAGCTCCTTGATGCGCTTCTCACGGTTAGCCAAGTCACGCTCTAGCTTGTGGGTATTGACATTTGCGCTTGTGTCCTCGCTTGTAGCAGAGTCCTGGGAAGATACTTCCTCTTCTGCTACTTGGTCCTGGGACTGGTTTTCCTGCGTAGAGTCTTGGGTGTCAGAGTCTTTCTTTTCCTCTGTAACCTCGTCTGGTGCAGGAGATCCATTACGATGCATAGACCAAATCCTTTCAGTCAATCGCAGGTCCTTTTCCTGCGCTGAAAGAAATTGTCTGTGAGTGTTAACAGCTAAAAGAAAACCCCGCTTGTAGCGGGGTTAGGAGTTATTTTATATGTTGCTTGGCGTATTCAATGGCAAAGTCTGGTATCTGCTTTACACCAGCTCGATAGTTCAAAATGTCTTGGTCAGTTACTCCCATATCGCCAATATCATGTGCAGCATAACCCTGCTGTATTACTTCATTTGTGAGAGGGTCAATAAGATAAGCGGAAGTAACTGCATCTATTGGTAAAGATGCAAGGAAATCGCAAATCCTTTTCACTTCTTTAGCGTCCATTTAGCCCTCCGTTCTTGGTGAAAATTTAACTAGACTGTCTTCTCCGAACATTTTACCATTTTCTGAGAAGATATAGTATCTACCAGTAGACTCAATATATATTTCAGATGGTGGCGCATATACATCAACTTTAGTTAAATTTGCCAATTCTTGAGCAAAACAAGTCCCATCATAATTATTACCAGTTGAACAGCACATGAGCTGTATTGGTTCGCCGTTATGGTCTTTTCTATTTTTAATAATTTTTGCAAGCATTTCAGCGTCAATATTACTAATCTCATAAATTTGAATTGAGTGCGGTGTTCCATGCGCTCCAATCACATAACGCTCTCCATTTAAGCGATGACTAATTATCCTTGTTGAGTTTCTAAGAAGATTGTCATATGAGTTTTTTGTTGAAAAGAATATTGCGTCTTTAGATTGAACTGCTCTTTTAATGGCTTTGTATTTTTCTCCCTTTTCTTTCTTCTGTCCACTTGAAGCAGGCAATGCTTTCAATGCCCTAGGCTGCTTGCTAACTGCCCAGGCACGCTCACGCTCATAGTCACGGCGCAGGTGATTGTCATGCGTGAACTGACGCAGCTTGTCTTGCAGCTCACCAAGCCTAATGCGCTGCTTTACTGCGTCTGCTCTCACCTCTTGAAGGTAAGAGATCTCTCTTTTCTGACTTCTGATGAGACGCTCATATCTACGTTGCTTCTGCGTTGCTGCGTAGTACTCATCACTTGTCATGTCTGTGATGCGCTCTTGCTCTGAGTAGTCCATATCTGGAAGTTGCGAGTATCCAGGAACATACGGTGTCATGTAGTGGTAGCAGTTAGCTCCACAGAGTCCTGTAACGGTGCCATAGCCTGTGGCATCGACAAGAGATGGATATTCAGTACTCCTGCCACTTCTTGAATACACTTTGCCCTGCCATTCTGCGTGGCTTGGACGTGCTCCAAAGTGAGCGTCAACAAAGACCAAGTCCCATTCCCACTCGTCCATACGTTGCATGAGAAGGCGGTTTCTTGCTTGGTTAGCCTGGGAGACAATATGGCGTCTTAGAGCTGCGTCAATCGTTGTCTTGGTGCCACTGATATAGTCGATAGTTTCAAGTCCTGAGTTAGCAAGTCGTGTAACGCCACGCTCCATAACCGCCCGTGTTGGCTCTCCAGCTTGGTGACGGGCGATTGCTTCAGCGGTTACGTCATACCATAGTGCTGCTTGGTCTTTAGCAAGAGCAATGTTTTGACGCTCAAGGACCTCATTCATTCCTTGCGCTGTCTGAGCAGCGATGATAGTTGCTAAGTTAGTCATGTGACGGCGTGAGCCCATCGCTCGTACAAATTGCCCCACAAGCGCGTCATCAGTCTTTTTGAGTGCGGTCTTTAGGACCTCACGTGTCTGCTTGTCGATTGCTGGGCGGTACTTGTAGTAGATCGCGAGAGCTTCTTCGCGAGAGAGCCTAGAAAGACGCTCAAAGTCTGCAATCTCTCTACCTCTGATGACTGCGCCATTAGTGCGTACTACTTCATCAAGCAGGTTCAGAAAGAAGTAGGAGAGTTCCTGTACATAAGCAGACTGTGCGCCCCCTACGAGACGCACAGCAATTTCTTCAGTCGGTTTCACGGTTACTCACCAAGGTCTGCGTCAAGGGCCACTCCGCCAGTCTCGCTGGTAAATGCCTTTGCGTCTTCCTCACTCATGCCTTGATACTTGACGAGATACTTCCATTTGGGACAAAGACCGCGTGCAATGTCATCCTTCATCATGTCACGGTCTGCCTTATCGTCTGAAATAACCGAGTCATCCCACAGAATATCAACCGGCACAGGCTCGTCTACCTTGTAGCCGTTCATGGCACACTCTGCAGCAAACGCGCCCTGGACAAGGTCTCTTACCGAGTTCTCAATAGAATGCTCATGCTTTCTGATGGTTCTAATAAGCGTTGCGTTAGTGCTGACAACCTCTGTTGCCGTCTTGAGTCCCTGTCCCAGCGTGAATGACCAGTATCCAGCACCAAAGCCAGTTCTAAAGCCCAGGACAGCAAGGGCATTGTTGAATGCTGTCACCATGTCATCAATGTGTGTGTCAGGGTTGTAGACCGTCATAGGAGACTCTGCACTAATACCGGCAGAGATTGGCGCAAACATGATTTGGTCCATAGTGTTGACAAACTTTGCATTGCCCTTGCTGTCACGTACAATGGCTTGCTCGTCTACAACCATCTTTGGCAGTGAGACTCTTACCTGCCAATACATCTGGTTGAATGCTTCGTCTACCAGCCTGCAAGAGTCGCAAATGTCTTCAATAACAGATGCGCCAAGCGGTGTGAGCTCGTCATGAGCGTTGTACTTAGCCGGCTTAACAAGCGCATAGGTTGGCAGTGGTTGCTTGGTATCGACAAAGCCTGTAATGCCTTCAACCTCAACAGGAGTAATGCGGTTCTGCGAGTTAAAGAGAAGCGTCTCGATTACATGGGACTGCGTCTCTTGGTTGAAGTACCTAAGCTGCAGCTGGTCGTAAAGCTTAGAGTTCACAGTTACCTTGGAGATGAATGCACAACCATCACCTAGAAGCGGGATAATTTGCCATGCCTTCATAGAATCAATACTGGTTGAGACGTTGCCCTCGTATCCGTGGAAGTTGGCTACCCATGCGCCAACACCAAGCGCAAAGACAGTACTGATGAACTCTGCTTGCTCGTCTACAAAGTTAGGGATAGTGCGCTCTAGCCAGTCATTCACTACGTCTTCAGAGCTTGAAAGGATTGTACCTTCGTTCATGATCAGGCTTGGAATCTCACTTGCAACCATAGAAGCTGGACTGATTGAGAGCCTGTCATATGAGTCAGCACCGTTGTTGATGATGTAAGGCTGCTTGTAGTACTCATTATCATGCGTGAACCAGCCCCACCAAAGCTGTTGGAACTTATCCATTGAGGTGTCAGGCGTAAACTTACGCTTCTTCAGGTATCTGAGTGCCCATTCTGGCTTTTGGATAGTAATCTTCGACAAGGTGAGACCCCTTCTCTTACGTCAAGCTTCTGTCATTGATAAGCGTCATACACGCATAACGCACAGCGTCGATAGTGTGGTTATCAGCGTCTGGCAACTGCCCTGTGAGCTGGTTATCCTTTGTCATCACATATGAGTAATTGCTGAACTCACGTGCTGCAGTGGTGCAACTGGAGTCAATCACAATCTTTGCGCGGTACTGCAGCCACTTGATTGAGTTGTGGATGTTGTGCGCGCCTGTCTTGAGCGCACCGCGAGCGTTAATACCATTGGCTTTGAAGTCAGCAATACTCTTTGGCTCTGCAGAGTCGCACCACACTGTTGCGTATGGCTCAGCGTCTTCAATAACATCTTCACCGTCTTTGAGCGCATTGCCCAGCTTTTCGCTTACGAGCTCAGCGGTATCTTGGTTAGAGAGTCCACACTTGACGAACTCGTCCAGGATGTAGAGTGTGCGAGTCTTCGTATCATAGGCAATCTTCACCCAAGCAAATGGATCTTGTGAGAATCCCCAGTCAACGCCATAGAAGTGATACTCCAGCTCTTTGCGCTCCTCATATGTGATGTCTCTTACCTCAACACGAGTGAATACCTCAGAGCCAAAGCCAACCTGCTCTCCCAACCACTCATGGCGGTATGCTTCCTCATCAAGCTCCTTGAGTGCTTCAGCGTCCTTGCGTACCTGCTCCGGTATCCACTCATGTGGCACATCGAGGTAGCTTGACTCAATGACGCGCTCCGGGTGTGTTGAGAGCATGGTAGAGATATGCTCATTTACCCAAGCATCGCGAGAACGTGGAGGGTTGTGGTCGAAGAATCGGAAGTATACAGAGCCTTCCGGAGCGTCACGAGTGACAGACTGCATAACCGTTCTGAGTTCTCCCCAGCCATTGAACTGGTCTACCTCAGAGAACCACTGATAAGCATAGTACGTTCCATTTGGTGCCTTGATAGCCTTTGTCTTCTGCGTATGGTCACCACCACGAAACGTAATGACTTGACCAGTTGCGGGGCGCGTGAGCTTGTACGGACTCTTAGAAGCCCTCCACTCGTCACGAATGTTGAGCTTATCAATCGCCCAGAGCATCTGCTCAAAGACACCGTCTCCAATATCTTTGCCAATCTTTGGCATGATGAAGGCGGAGCGGTCCTTATGCTCCATAAGACCTTGCATGATCTCTAGAGAGACTGTGGAGCTTTTCAAAGAAAAACGCCCTCCCCTTAGCCACCATTCACCTCCTGCGTCCTGCGCGATTGCACGGTGCAAGGAGAGAAACGGTGGTGCTAAGAGAAGGGCGAAGTCTGCCACAAATGGCTTCTCTTCTTCTTCCACATCTTCTGGGATTGCGTCCAAAAGCGTCCTGCCAATAGATGAGATAGCAGTGACAGCAGTCTGATTCACGCCTGAATCTGCAATAGACTCCTGCGCCATTGCAAACGTCTTGCCCATGCCGTTTAAGACTTGAGCACGGGTGATAGTAACCTTTTTTGAAGCTCTTTCCTGTAAGTCTTGAAGCCTTGCCTTTATCTTGCTGTCAGCTTCGAGTCTGCAAGCAGCTTGGTCAACAGTATCTGGCTTCCACTTTGAGCGGTGCGGATAAGCTTCTAGCATTGCCTGTCGCTGGCTCTTTCCAGCAACTCGTGCGAGCACATACTTCTCATGATTTGCGTTTGTGAGTGGTTGCGTCTTCAATGCCTTTGACCTTTGCTTTTCGCTCCTTCTTCCTCTTCATCTTAAAGGCAAGCTGACGCTCCAAATTCTGCTTGCGCTCAAGCTCTTGCGTGTGCTTTCTCAAGTACTCACGCTCATCAAGCGCACACTCCTTGCAGAGTCCCCAACGCTTAGCATCTTCTGCATCAACCCATACAGGATGCTGCCCACACTTCTGGCATAAAGGAACAATTCCCTCTGTGCGATACCTTCCGTAGCGGTGGCGCACCATAGTGATTGCTTGCACCGAATGTGTGGGAATAAGCTCGTGGAGTTCTTTGGCAGTCATGGAGGGGTTTCGCCAAAGCGTCTCAAGCTCTGACCAAGTCCAGGACTGGTATGTTCGTCTCCCTCTTTTCTTAAATGATGAAAGAGATGAAACATTTATTTCATCTCTACTCTTACGCTTGCTCATTGAGCTTCTCCCTCTGTGTAAAGAGTCTGTACGCATGGTTACAGACCATCTGTGGCTCACGTTGTAGCTTCTTGGAGAGTGTCTCTAGAATGGCAACAATAAGCGCGTCTTCTTTTTCGCTCCAGATTCTGTGAGAGCGTGTAAGACTTGTTTTGCTTTTGAGTCCCTTGCTTCTTGCAAACACTTTGATGTCCGTGATTGAGCGGTTAGGCATAAGACGCTTAAAGCCTGACCAAGTTGGTCCATGCTTGGGAACTTCGCGCTCAATGATTGCAATCTCTGCGTCTGTGAAGGGGGAGTGATCTAGTTCTTCATAGCTACGTCTGAATCCATTCATGTAAGCTCTCCTTTCTCATAAAGAGAGCGAGTCATTTCAACTCGCTCTCTTAATGCCATCTTTTCCAGTTCTCGCTCCGATACGTTTGGAGCGTGTGCGTTTCGCTTAAATATCGCTTTATCGCTATCTGAGAGACACGCTAAGGCGCAAACTCTCTTGCCCTCAATAACTCCAGCCAAGGCACACGTAGAAGCGCACTCAGAGCCTGTGAATGGGCATAGAAGATATTTGACCTGTTTAGGCAATGGAAACACCTCCATTCTGAATGAATGTTGAATAAGCACCCTTTAACTTGGCGGGCACTAAAATGCCAGTTCTACCTGCTTTGTTCTTTACCGTATGCAGTGCTACCTCTTTGAATTGCGGAGTATCAATCTCACCTTTAGTGAGTATCAACGCTGCCCAGGACGCATAACCCACTACTCCGCTTCCTCTGAACCAGTCCAGAGACGGTTCATCCTTTGCGTCGAGCTTCTTCAGACTGGAAAGCACAAGAAAAGGTATTTGTGTATCAAAAGCAAGCATTTGAAGGTTGGTAGCAACTTGTGACACGCGAGTGTATTCTTGCTTGTCAATATCTAGAGTGCCTGTCTGATATTGCTGAATGTAGTCAACAATGACGAGGTCTGGCTTGTCTCCATCTGCCATGACAGTACGCACGATCTCTTCTATTCCTGTAGTAGTTGATACGTTGTCCAGGATTGCAAGATTCGGTGCAACCATATCCTCGTAGATAGCAGCGTCAGCAAGTACAGCGTTAGAATGCCGGGCATTGAATGCATACGCTGATAGGTTCTGTAGTCCTTTTGGCAGCTGTAATTCTTCCCCTGGACCTTTAATAACCGTTGACCACTCAAAGGGAACAACTGTGAGCCCTTGGCATTTGCGTCCTTGGTTCTTCACAGACCAACAACTCATAGAACGTGCGGTGATATTGCCCCACGTATCGTCCAAGGTGAAGTAGATGACACGCTTTCCGTCTTGTGCCACCTCTGTTGCGATATGTACTGCAAGCGAGGATTTACCAGCAGAAGCTACACCACCAAGAATGGTTAAGCCTGGCATAAGACCACCTGAGAGCGCATCATCAGCGATTGTGTGCGTCTTAAGTGGTTCTTTGGCTGCCAAATAGCACTCAACACCCCAGCCATACTTTGGGCGGTTTAAGTTGCGCAAATATTCAAACGTCATACGCCATCACCTGCTACAGGCTTATGTGACTCTCTATACAAGTGCCACTCCCAGTCAATACTTCTTGCCTTTGACTGTTCGATATTGTCAAGTGCTTCTTGAATGCCTTGCCTGAAGCGTTCCTCTTGTGCGTCAAATTCAACCTGTGGGACTTCTATTGCGTCTTCTCTTGGTTGCACATCTTCAGTGCGCAAGAAATGAACTTCTGTTGTCATCTGACCCGCTTCCGTCGTAGCGTCAGCGGAGACAAAGGAAGCGGGGGAGGAAAGGTCGCTTTTAGAGCTTTCCTCCCTACTCTGATATATCTGAGTCTGATGTGGGGTCTTAGACCTATGTTTTTGACCCCAGTGGTGGGGTCTAGAAGTAGGGGTTTTGACCTCAGGGTGGGGTCTTTGAAGAACCCACCCCTCAGCAATCCACCAGAATGTACGCTTAGGAGTTAAGCCCTTTTCTGTCTCTTCAAATTCAACAAAGATTTCATTGTCACAACAGAATGTAAGGAACTTCTTAGCAACCTCATTTGACACATCACAAGCTTTAGCAATAGTCCTGTATCCGAGTCTGAAGAAAGGCACTTTGCCACTGTTAAGCTTTGAATAGCAGAAGAGCAACATCTTTCTTCTTTTAGATGCTGCTCTTCCTTGGAACATATCCATGCAGTCTGCTAGATGGCACGCAGCTGTTGTGTCCAGCTTCGCCCATCCAGAGCCGTCTGTGTAATCAGCCACGTGCCACCTCCTCTCTTACCTCATGGCTTTTAGAATGGCAAATCCTCGTCTGCAAGCTCAATGGCAGGCGCAGGAGCGTCAATGACTGCATTAGCTGCGTTTGCACGTGCTTCTGCGACTCCGTCTGCTTCATAGGGCTCTGCGAACTTTGCATCAAAGTTGCCTTCTGCAGCATCTTTGCCAGGGATGAATGCGTTGACATCAACGGCTGTCTTGACCTTGCCCTCGCTATTGACGTATGAGCGGTGACGGATGACAACTCCCAAGAGCTTGCCAACAAGTGTCTGCTCTGCGTCGTCTTTGTCCTCATAGACAAACGCCTTAGCACCCTTGCCCTGGGCAGTGTTCTCAACTGCTTCTGTGAGAGCCTTATAACGTTGCTTGCCAAAGTCAGTTGTGCCTGTGAAGTAGATGCGGAATGAGTGTCTCCAGTCGTTTGTGGTGTCTGCAAGATCTTGCGTGTAAAGAAATGACTTAGTATCCGCGTTCCAGATGTCATAGACGAACTCAAGATATGGTTTCTTCTCGTCTGTGTGGTCCTTAACACGTACAATCTTTGCAACATATCCGCCAGGCTCAAGCATGGAAGAACCGCCACCGTTGGATGCGACTACCTTGTCAAAATTACCGAATGCCTTCATGATTTTTCTCCTTAGAAAATAGTGAATTAAATAAATAGGGAATTAAGCGAGTTGCTTCATATCCCAGTACGCACGAATGGTGCTGTCAACCTCTTTGAGGTCATTGTCGATTACGAGCTCATCAAACATTCCCATTGGGGATTTGGCAGGCGTTGAGCCGTCTGTCTGTGTGATGAAGTGGTAGCCTGTGTCATCGCGCTCTGTGATGAGTACGATTGGAAACATGCCCTCAATACAGAGCTGATTGTCGAGCATCTTGCCAATGGTCTTAGGCTTCAATCTCCCTGCATCGTCATAGTCAGGATGCATAAAGAAGTAAACGATTGTGTCATCGTTTGTGTTGTTGGCTGCTTCCAATAATTGCTCAAAATCAACTGCCATAGACGTGAACTTGTCATAGCCTTTTTCATTTGCCTTTGCAAAGCTTTGAAACGCCATGAGGTAGTTTGCGTCATCAACTACATACGCTTTGAGCTTGTTAGCCTTGAGAGACTGTTTCATCTGAGCGTAGGTTGGATGGTCAACTTTGCTCATCTTTCCACGGAAGGGGAGGGGCTTCCCTGCCACGTTAAAAATGCCAATCTCTCCAGGCTTAAAGTTTCTGAGACTCGTTGATTTACCTGTGCCAGAATGTCCTAGCACAAGAACTGATACTCCCATAGATCTACTCCTTTCTGTTGTCATAGAGTGTGATTTTTAGACCGATTAAAAACATCGCTGAAAACCAAAAAATACCAGTTAAAATAAGTATTACTTCATGCACTTAAACCTCCTTTGAAAGGTCAAAAATGGGTAAGTTTTCGGAGTGGCTGAGCGAGCACGTCATCGAACTTGTTTCTTTTCTTGCTGCTACTGGACTAGGTGGTGCTGCCGTTTTATCTTTCAGCACTTATATCCGTGAATTTTGGGAAAGAAACCCAATAATTACAGCGTTTTACTCGCTTCTCTGTTTATTCTTTGGTATGTGTCTAGGTGCACTCTTAAATCTTTCTAAGTATTTAATTTGGAAAAATGAAATAAAAAGGCAAGATGAAGAGCGAGACAGAAAAGAAAAGCAAGCTTTAGCAGAAAAAGAAGCAAAACGCTTAGAAAATGAAAGAATAAAAGAAGAGCAGCTACAAGAGAAAATAAAAGACGCTAGAGAGCGTATAGAAACTCTTTCACCCATAGATAAATACGCTATAAAAGTCTTATCTGAAAAGGGTCTTGCAAGGGTTCCTTATGATTACACTACTACTCACGATGAATTTACTTATGTAGATGATCTAGTCAATATCACTGAAACAAATTTCGATGAGAGCGTAATAACTCTTACAAATTACGGGAAATTCTGCGTAGAACATTCACAGGACATATTAGAAAAAGCTGAAAAACCAAAGACGGAAGACTAAAACTTGTATTCTTTCTCCGGGTGTCCGGCTTCGTGGTATTTGCCATGCAAGCCATTGGCTCTGACGCACTCCATGAATGCTGGCATACGTGACTCATAGACGCAGACATACTCGTGATAGAACTCAACGTATTCTGTGCCAGGAGACGTTGTGTGCTTCATGGTGGGCTTCCGCTGGTAGAAGTCCCATGCGGTCGAGTGGACCGCATGGAATTGAGCTGGTGTGTACGTGTAAAGCCCAAAGCAGACCGAGTCAAAGTCAATGCGCCAGATTCTGAGTAACCGCACATCTTCTGCGTTGGGCTCAACGTACTTAGTTGGCTCTATTGGCTTCATGTGACTCAGCTTCTCTGTCAAGAATAAAGCCTATATTTGCTTCTGCGCTAGTTGGATAGTACTTGGAAGCATGGTTGCAGTAAGGGCATCTGATGCGCCAACCATGCTCATCGTGCTCTAGATCAAAAGCAGTGTTACCCCAGCCATCATTCAGGCATCTAGGGCATATCATTAGCGATACCTATCATAAAAATATGCGCCCTTAAAACGTTTCCACTTTACGATCTTGTCAATCAGGTCAGCTTTCTTTGACCCATTGCGCCCAATCGTACAGAACTCTTCCTTTGCAATGACTCGGAGCTCCTTGACGGTCATCTTCTCAAGACGTTCCCTGTCTGCTTGCTCCCTTTCTGCTTCTGTTGCCATTACTGCTCCTTTCTTACAAGCCTGCTTGCGATGACGAATGCAAGAGCGATTGCTCCAATGCCAGCTGCAACCGCAATGACCGCGTCATCACCTGTTGCTGGTAGAGCCGTCTTCTTTGCCTTCTTGACTTTCTTCACTGGCTTTACTGGCTCAGGCTGTGGCTCTGGGTCTGCGTCCTGCGGGGTTGGCTGTGGCTGTGGTCCTGGATTAGGCTCTGGCGTTGGTTCTGGCTCCGGGGTTGGTGGTGTCTCCGGCTCAGTTGGCTGTGGGTGGTTATCGCCGTTACCGTTACCGCCAGAATCGGCTGCTACATAAGTCCACACGCTAGAAGCTTGCTTCTCAGCTGAGTAGAGGGTGATGGAGTTCTTAATGCGTGGATTCTTGGTTGTGCGGTAGATAAGGAAGTACTGCTCACCGTTTGCCATGGCGTTGTGCAGGTTGAGCGTAAAGGTAGAGCCGTTAATAATTGGCTCATCAATCTGGACTGGGTTCCAGCCGTAGGAGTTGTCGATTGCGCCATATTCGTCCATATGTACTCGATAGAGCTTAAAAGAGCCAGGAACGTAAGAGCCAGCTTCAATACTGTCTTCCAGGATGACATTCGTGAGGTTCATCTTGTCGACGTTAAGACGCACCTTCCATTCAATGGTGTCTGCGTCTGTGTCAGCCACACCCCACTTAGCAATAACCTCGCCTGTGAGAACGTTAGGACGCTCTGTGTGGACTGTGAACGTTGCAACTTGACCAGTAGAAGTCTGAACAATTCTCAACTCTTCATGATCTAGTCCGTTATCCTCGCCAATCCATGTTGCCAACCAAATGGAACCCTTGATATTGTCCTTGCCTTCAACGTAGTTGGTGAAGGTAACATGACATGTCTGGGTAAGTGGGTTAATCTCTGCAACCGCGCAAACCTCGCCATCTGGCGTGTATAAGTTGAAACTTGTTGCTGCGTCATCTGGGAAGCGCAGGAAGGTTGGAAGCTCAATGTCGAATGAATCGCCATTATGCAATTCTTGCCCTGTGGCATCCCAGTTGATGTTCATGTAGAACTTGGAGTGCAAGCCTACTGAGTTGACTGGTTGCTTCTCTAAGTTGGTTACTTGGAAGCCTGTGAGCTGGACTGGTACTGTCTGAGCCTGTGCGATGCCTGGGATAAAGACCAGCACCGCAAAGACACAAACAGCCAGCCATTGAAGAAACTTCTTCATGGTTAAGCCTTTCTATTTGGTTGTTAAAAATGGAGAATTAAATAAATCGGTATTTATCCGAAGAAGCCGCCCCAGTAGAGCAGCAGAAAAGAAATCATCGCACCAACTGCGAAGGTGTAGGCATTGTGCGGCTCACGTGGCTTACCGTGGTTAACAATCTCGATTATAAGTCCAATAACTGCGAGAAAAAGCCAAATAAGCTGTGGAATACCAAGGTTAATTGTCATTTATTCATCTCCAAAAAATAGGTATTTATTGCAATAGGTCATGGCTTCCTGCAATCATTGCTGCGAGTGTCTCTAGCGTCATTGTGACGTAGGTATCACCAAACGTTTTCTCGCCTGTTCCTTTGCGCTTATGAACCACTACGCCAAACTCTGCGTCAGCGTTTCCACGCTCAACCTCGGCTTCCTTGAGCCACTTTGGAAGCTCCATACGCGTGCAATTCTTGCACTCAACCACGACTGGAAGACCTCGGAAGAATACTCCTGCGATGTCTCCTCTGTCGTGTATGCCAGCTGTGGTTCTGCGTTCAATACCAGCTCCTAGGCGAGCTGCGAGGTACTCTGCAACTTGACGCTCAAACGCTGTGCCTTTCTGTTTTTGTTTACTCAATCTTGCACCACCTCGGAGCTATCCTCGCTCTGACTGTAAAGACGACCGCGTATAATCCTTGTGCCGCAGTTGGGACAATACATTGGAGAATGTGGAATACCAGACGTTTCATCCAACAATTGCCCGCAATCCGAGCAATGGATTGTGAAACGCGGCGTTCCGTCGATGTCATCAGGCTCGCGTCTATGCATGCCTTCACATGTAGGCTCTATTAAGTCTGCAAGGCGTACGAACGTTTCGTCGTAACTGTAACGTTTAAAGTCTGCGAAAATCCAATACTTCAATACTTCTATGAATTGCCCATCGTTCTCCAATGGTTCACCAGGTAAATCAGCGAGGTACCGAAGACTCTTTGCCACCGCGTGGCGTTCTCTAGGTGTAACGCTACTCATCTTTATCACTTAGGCTCTCGAGCTGGTCAGCGATGTCAAAGAGTTTAGCCATTGACCAAGAAGTCATTTCTCCTTTATCGAGAACGTGTTTTAGTTGTTCTCTAACCGACGCGATTGTTACTGGTCTTTTGTGAGTGAGCTCGTCAGTTTCAAAGAGAACGCGACTATTATTGATTAGGTCAACCACAGAGAGAATTTTTGCGTTAGCCCTACTAAACGCATATCCATCGACTATATGTTCGGTGCCATCAGATTCGTATACCGTGTCACCTCTCTTAAATGGTACGCCGTTTTTATCGACTGGCAACTCCAGCATGTTTGACGTGTCGCATAGGTCGATAATGCGGTCTTTAAGCGCTTTTAGATACTCTGTGTACTGCATAGCGTATGGCGCGCGACTACCAAACAAAAGTTTATAGAACGGCAAATCAGAGTCACCGTAACTTTTGATTCTCTCAATGGTTGCTTCGCGCTCTTGTTTAGTTAGCATTGTTGTTCCACTCTAATATTTGTGCACATGTAAAATTTATCTGCGTCGAAATATGGCATTGAGCTAATCGCCGCCTTACTCTCGTCGCTTAGGCTCTCCCACCATGCTTGACGGTCTGCTTTTCCGAGATACAAGAACCCGCCGGTAGTCTCGTGCTCCGGGTGTGCCGCCTTTTCGTCGTCTGTCATATACTCGCTATATTTCCAGGTAAGACAGTCTGACGGCATATGGCAGAGCAAGCCATAAGCCCGCGATTGTCGGAAGTCACTAAATGTGATGTCTGTTTGGTGGTCAAAAAGACGAACTGTAGGCTCGGTTGTATTACAGTAGCCGGAGTTGCGGTTGCCGGAGTTACAGTCGCCGGAGTTCCAGTCGCCGGAGTTGCGGTTGCCGGAGTTCCAGTTGCCGGAGTTGCGGTTGCCGGAGTTCCAGTTGCCGGAGTTCCAGTTGCCGGAGTTGCGGTTGCCGGAGTTCCAGTTGCCGGAGTTACAGTCGCCGGAGTTCCAGTCGCCGGAGTTGCGGTTGCCGGAGTTCCAGTCGCCGGAGTTCCAGTCG